CAATCAATATATATACCGCATGCTTGGGAGGGGATTTCGACTTTCAGATGACAAAATTGAACAGGATATTACATGGTCAAATATGATGACATCCTCTTTAGGACACGTGTTCGTTAGAGAACCGGAAAAGAAGGCGGATAATCGCCATTTTAAAGAATCACAAGCAGGATCCGCGGCAGTTCTTTCAAATTCTTCTCAATCCTCTCAAATCGTAAGTCTTTATAATCTTTTTTTTCACAAATCAATCCTTTAAACGTTGTATAGAGACTATATATGTTTTAAATCGTATTTTATAGGACATGAATGCCGAAATTGAAATGCCGATGCCTTTCGTGATTCCGATGCCGGAACCTGTAGTTTACTACATTCATTCGCTGTTAATACTGGAAAAAATGCCTCCCGGTCTAAAACACAATCTACAGATAAGAGCAGGCAGACACGCTGCAATGATAATACTTTTTAACCGCTCACTAATATACCGTCATATTTACTGCATCTGTCATAATGATGTTCATAGCTTATTGTGCATTAGTTGGCAAAAATTTACCCTCCATTTTTGTTGTAGATGGATGTTGGAGAATCTGATAATGAAGTAGAAGACAGAAGAATACAAGTGCCAAAAGTACATTCTACGAACCCGTTCTCATCAGGCTCGCGAGAAACGATGCCTACACCATCATCAACTCGGTTCGTGTATGTTTTAAAGACAGAAGACGATGAAACAATCATGTTGGAAAATACGGGTACATTTAAACTTTCTGAATATAATTTTGGTAAACTGTTCGATGACTTTGATGTTGTAACACTAGAAATGAGTCTCGGATTTCATTACATGTTCGACTACATGCTTGATGTTAAGTGGCCTAATGTTGATTTCGAGTACACGGTTAATGTTTATACAGAGCGTCGGATTGCACTGTATGACTTGGAAAACATTGACTACTGGCCTTGTGTACTTGCGTGGTGTGCTTTTCAGTGTATAAGTAATGGAGTTAATTTCTTTGACCACGTGCGTTTGGTAGGAGAAGACCACTCATTACCTTATGGTACTGTTTTCGCATAATAAATACATTACACGATTTTCTGTTTAAGTATTTTTTATTCAAAAAGGTCTAACAAGGCAATATCAGGCACAATTGATGGATCAAAATCATATGAGAAATGACTGGCTAATGGTGTACAAAGGTCATCATCTTCATCAGGCGTTAATTCCGGTGGTGTGTAACAGTGACGCATCCACACATCTTTGATATATGGTCCAGGTATTTCACGAAAATTCGGTTCATCTTGCGTGGCCACCAGCAACACGAGAGGTTTTCCAACATTACAGTTGATAGCAGGCAGATCGTAGCCTTGCACAGCAACAGAAGCAACCTTAATAAAGTCCATAGATAGGCAGCTTCCAAAGGTCTCGTACATTGATTGTTCAATTTTAGATTTTAATTTTCTTCCTTCCACTCCAGCAGTAAAAAAGGTAGTAGCACAAGTTCTAAATAAAATGCGCAAAAATATATCTCCTTTACCAGTTGAAAAAACAGTCATTTTAGTAAAGCCGCAAGATAACCAGGTATCCATTTGAGTATCAAAAATAGTATTCAATTCAGGTTCAATTTCCTTATGAATAGTTACGTTGAATTTACAGTCTTTTTCTTCTTTGTTCTCAGCCATTGCTTGAAGAGTAAGACTTAAGTTCTGCTGAAATTGGTCATCTTCATTGAAGTGAATGTCAGCTTGCAACCACCAAGTCAGAGGCATGATTGTAAGTGTGTAAGTGTGAGTCCTTTTTATACTACACGCTCAGATTCTTGGCTCAGTTTTACCCGCTCTAACTCAATAGCAATCTGTCTATTTAATCAGTGAAGCATTCAAACCATGGCCACAAACTAACTATTTAAGTTCTTTGGCTCGACCAAGCATTTTCCCGCTTGAAAGACATGAAATGTTAGTGGAAAAAGAATTTACCCTTTGAACTGCAGCAAGATGTAAATTTTTTTTTGGCGGCATAGCATTTCTCATGAGAAACTTCACATTTACCCTAACTGAAACTTAAGTAGCCAATCATATAAAAGTTGTGGTTACTCGAAGGCTTTAGATAAAAAAATATGTGTTTCGCGCCACAGCATTACTAATGAGAAAATTCACACTTGTCTTAACTTGACATTTTAATAGCCAATCGTAAAGGAGTTGTGGTTAAAGCCAGACATAAAAATAAAAAATATGCAAAATAAAAATTTCCCGCTCTGCGCACCTGCAAAGTCAAATATGTGAGAATCTAACGTTCTAACCGTATGTAGGATAAAAAAGAAAGCAAAAACTTCCTGCAGGTGTTTAAATCGAAAGTGAGTCACTAAAACCGAAAGTTGCATCACTAGTTTATTTCATCAGCCTATCAAACAAGTAAAAAGCATTACAGATTTTATCTTTATCATTTTAATATTCCCAGGTACAGGATTACACTGAATAATCATATGAGGGTTACCATTCTTAACTGTTAACCTAACAAACCCTACTTGAATGAAAGAGGAATTGTTTTCAAGTATAACTTCTAATTGTACAGGAATAGTAGGTGATTCTACCCTTACCCCTCCATTCAATGGCACTATATATGTATTATTTAACGTAGGACTCAAGAAATCAGCAGATCTTAATTCAATACTTTTGTTACGATAAAAGGTAGGGTTTTCTATTACACCTATGTTATCTATAAACTGTATGATTAACAGAGCATCCCATCTCACAAATTTATAACGTAAAACTTTAGCAGTTTTGGTTACAAATTGACCATTTGTTGCTCTGCCCGGTGACACTGTTCCAGTAACCATTGTTGTTGGTGGGCCTATAGACGCTGCAGTAATTAAAGGACTACTTAGAATTTGCACAGCATTAACACTAACTGCTAGACCATTTGGTGTTATTTGCAGACCACTGTTAGGGGCCAATCTTATTCCTAATTTATTTCCTGTTATACCCAAAGATGTATCTGTTTTAATTGATAAAATACCATCATCTGCTGACAAAGGGCTTTTAAATTGCAATGCTAATCCTCCTGCTGAATTAGACATAGGTGCCACAAGATTTAAATCTAACATCTCATTCAATATTTTGAAATTAGTTCCAAATGAAAGACTAACATTAGTTCCATCACGTTTTAAAGGAAGATTATAAGTCATAGTATTCTCTAGCTGGTCATTATTCAATCCAAGACCATTACCAAATTTTAACGTTAACTTGTCACTATTCTTATCTAACGGCAATGAACAATTAAGCAAAAATTTTGATGATTCTGTAGAAAATACAGGATCCAAATCTAAAGTTAAACCTTGATCATCAGATTTTAAACCTGATGACAAAGCAAGTTCAAATTTTCCAGCTGAAGCCTGGAGGGGATGTTGAATAGTTGGCAAAGTTAAAGCACCTGAATGTGTTAAAGAAAGAACATCCGGATTATACTTTAAACCTAATGTTGACTGATCTGCAATTAAAGGTGGTGTAACATTATACTGTTGATCTGATACAACTAGATTACCATTTTCAAACTTTAATCCTTTGCCAATTCTCATATTTAACGATAAATCTGATATGTCTAAGCCTTGCCCAACATGAATAAAGGGAGGTGTTGCTTCAAATTCTGTTATTTTATCAAAAGGATATGCTAGATTTAAACCCTGACTTTGGTCAGATTGTTTTGACTTTTTCAAGGTCTGTTGATCTGGTTCCTCTGCAGAACGCTTTCCAGGAGTAGCCATGGGCAATAAATGCAGCAAATGTTGTTCCTGTTGCAAACCAAGAGAAATCAATCAGAATTTACTTAAACAAAACATCCAAACTGTATCTGAAGATTCTGTGGATGGAATGGAAAAAGGAATACAAACAGAATATAGACCGTCAGCAACACAGCTTCTGTGTCAAACGTGTCTCTATTGGTTAATTCGATACTGTATCCAAAACTCAGACTTAATTTTGGAAACTCTCTTCCCATCAATACATGACCAGGTAGACAGGTAAGTAAATGTCAAATTTTTTATTTCTTGTAAGAGCACAGACAATCCGTAAAACTTCTTCCTGAACACATAGTAATATCTAGGCACAGTAATAATAATCTTACTAAATTGGAGGAGAAACTCTGCTTCTGCTTCGTAAACAATCTATCAATAAGAAAGGCATTTCTTATATAATAACTGATAAGCTTCAGAACACAAACAATCCTTAAGACTTCTTCCACAGTTAATACACATATCAACGTTACATGATCCTAAATATGCTAACCTCTTAACATCATTTAACTTCTTCCTAACTAAACCGGAGGAAACTCTGCTTCGATAAAAAGAATACAACTTACAGATATAAAATGCACAACTACAATCACTATTACCTTTAAAACAGTTACTACATAATGGAAAATTAACTAATTGATGCATAAATTCTTCCTTCGTTAAAGCATTTTCAGTACATAAGCAAAGCAATACTGGTATTCTGCATTTATTGCAAAAGCTATTATGTAAAAAGTCTCTCTTGTTCTCATTTTTTAGCGCTGTTGCAACACAAGCTGAAGCAGGTAAATCTGCAGGCGAAGGCGGCAATGGGTAAGCCCCATCTATTAATTTCATTACTAACGTACACATTAATTTCAAGTTAATAGTAAGACAATGATCTGAAAATTCTTCATCACAGTAACATTTTACAACTACACATATCTCATCATTAACTAGCATTAATTCACAATTTTCATCAACAAGCGGTAATATTGTTTTATTTTTGCAATCTGTTAAGTAAGAAAAGCGATGAGAAAACATAACACTGCTTCCAGATTTAAACTCAGGATAATCACAATCAAAAACAAGATCCATTACATTAACAACATCCGTCATACAATTAATAGATTGACACTCATGTTTATGCTTTGTCCAGTACCGGATTCTGTCCTGATAAGATAACAGCACCTCCCGAGAGGACTGGGTGTTGTCCTGTGAGGCTAATAGCACCTCCGGTGAATTTAAATGGAGGATTGGAGAACTCATTCCCGGACGGTGAATACAGAGGATTAAATTCATAAGCAAAATTAGAGCCAGAAAAAGGATTTTCGTAAACAACAGGAGGAAACTCTTCAACAAACTTCTTCGTTGTTAGGAGAGATGAGGTAGCTTTGTTGTGTTCAGCAGCTTCAAGTGCAATGTTGGCCAGGTTTTGCAGATTAGATGAATCCGGTGCTTGAACCGTGTTCAAGTCATTCAATCCTGCCATGCGAACTATAGCCGAGTTCAACTGGGCAGGTTCATCTTCTGCAATAGTCGGCAATGTGCTTCCTCCCTTCAGAGATAGTAATCCTCTTTCAGTGGCTCTTTCGTTGCTTTTTTTCTGCACATTCTGCATTCTGTTGTAGAGGTAACGATTTGTATGCAAAACATTAATCCTCTGTCCGTAATTCTGATTTGCTCCTCCAACTCTACCAGTCACAGGGTTGTACTGCCAAATATATTCTAACGGAACGGGATCCATATTGCCCGCCAAGCTTGGTCAGGTGACTAGGGGAGGTCTTCTCTATAAAATTTGCTGTCAGGGTAGAAGCTATCTCTTTTTCTTCTGAGACTTCTTATCAGGTATGGTGCGGAGCTTTTTCTCATATTGATATTGTAAAGCCTTAGCATCCAAATGCATCTTAAATAATGCATTTAAATCTGAACATGTAGAATGCTTAGCTAAGATAGAATTTAAAGTTCTATTCTGTATATGAATTTCTTCGTTTATCTCATTATTATATAGATAATCTTTTAAGTCTCTCACAGTAATCCAAATTTCTTTTCTAAGTTTTAATATTTCTTGATATGTTCCTTCATGTATGGGCTCGCCTATAAATTAAAAAAAGGAAAATTTACTATCTTCTTCACAACTTATAAACTTGTTTACATAATAATTAATGGTTGATGAAGGAATTTGTATGCCCTTTGCTGTGAGATATCTCTTAACACAAACTGGCTGTCTTCCGACAACTGCAATTGCTTCTTTTACATCTGTGCAGTATTGCTTCCATTTAGAATAACTACCTGGGATTCTTCTTTGCCGTTTCTTCTTTTTCTGTTTTTCCGCCACTGCTGCCTCTTCTGGGCTGTGAAACAATTTTAGCATCACTTAAGTTATCTCCCGTTTGAGGATCCAAATAAATACCAGAACCTTTTTCAATTAAAAACTTTTCTCTCCTCTTCTTTATCTCTTTCAAACTACTTAAAATCTCAGGCTTAGTAATTACACATGCTGTAGGAGGTATTTTGAAACATTCTGGATGGTCTACATATTTTTTAACTTCAAATGGAAAATATTCAGAACTTACAAAATGATTCAAAAATTTATTAGCCCATAATCCCGGAGTTAATGTAACTCTTTCTCCACCTTTACCATCACTACTTGGAACAAAAAAGTCAAACGACCCAATTGCTAAAATTTCATTGTGTAAAGCTGTGTTCAGCATTGGTGTTCTATGAGGAGCACAAAGATTGCAATAACAAAAAATTTCATTTTCTGTAGGTTTATTATCGTCCCAATAAAAAATTTGTTGATAATCTCCATGATTGTAGAAAAAATAAGACAGTCTCAAGCAGTAAACATGTGGCCACAATTGTGGTGGAGATTCTTTAAAATCTAATGGTACAAAATCTTTAACTACTGTTGAAACCATACAGCTCACTATATTACTTCTCGCTAAAATAAATGTTCTAAAGTTATTCAATTGAGTCTGTGACATAAAATCTGGTAAAGCATCCCTAAAAATCTGAAGCAAGACTCCGCCATCTGTTATCCAATCTGCTAGCATATCAGCCATGCTATCTGAATCACGACACAAAATCAATTTTGGTCCGTTTTTAGTTAAAAAATCTTTCATACTAGCTAAATTCTTCTCATTGATATTTTGTTGCCACACACCCATTGCAGTCTGCCAAGTCATTATCAAGTATAAAAAAATTGTATCAACCATATAATCTTCACCATCATTCAAATCTAATGTTGTGTGAAGATTTGGATTGTTATTGTTATTCTCATATGTCATGCAGTGAAAAGTTATATATTTACTCAAATTGTGGCCCGTAATAGAACTAATTAACTTGATATAGCCATGATGAAAAGTATAATGTAACATCTCTTGTAATTTCTTTACAAAGCACGGATGTCTAAAAGTACCTTGCATAAGTTTTAAAGGTAGCACATACTGTATTGCCTGAAGCAAGTTTTTTCTGAAACAATTTGTTAATTCTCCTATCTCTCCATCAGTAAATTTTTCAAAATCCTCTAAATTTGAAATAAAGACTTGTCTAACATCATCATCTGAAAACACATAATCAGATTCATCATCCTCTCCCTGTTGAATAGGTTTATATAGTGTCTCAATTAGAGTTTTATAAATTTTTGGAGGAATGTTCAAGGCTGGATAAGCAAATTGAGTTACATGCTTCAGTTTTTCTTTCATGGACATTAATCTTATGTTATCAGATTGTAAATTAACCAACCTTGTTTTCCTTGGCAGAGAATCTGTTGCTGAGACTTCGGACCCAAGACAGTCTGAAATCACAAACATATCTGATTCAAACTTGGGTAAGACTTCAAATTTTGTAATTGATTTTAGAGTCTTATATTTTTTACTACCTGATCTGTTAGCTAAGCAGCTAAATGGTAGAGACATAATTTGAAAAAAGCTATTGTAAGTTGCTGTTCGTTCTGGCACAGCAAATGGAGGGTAAAAATTGAGTCTAGGCTCTTGTTGTTTTCGGTCAGATTCAGTAATTGGATTAAAAATGAATGATTCGAATGCATCTCCAATTTCAGCTACAGATTCTGGTAAATATTTGAATTTAGCTTGTAAAGCCAATTTGCACAATTGTGCTTGTCTCCTTAAGTGGATGCTAAAAGAATTTGTTTCAAACTCACCCAAGTCACGATTCATAAGTTCTATATCAACTTCTGAATCTGGTAATGTTTCTGGTGCTGGCGGGAAGGGTTCATTGAATTCTTGCGCTGCAGAGTCTACGACCTCCTCAGACGAAGCCATTATAATTTTAGAATTTCCTCTCTCTTTTCCTCTTTTATAGATCATGTCTTCTGACCAGCGCTCATTGGTTGGTAAGTAAGACCAATCAGAATCGTATGCAAAACTATTTGCATTTAAATGTAATAAATTTAATTTTTTTTAGACTCAGAGGAGGAGCCTTGCCTTAAGAGACAGCGGGTGGAAAATGATGAATTTGAAAACTGTCACCAAAAAGCTATGCAATACGCTACAGGATTACAAGCATTGTTTGCATGCCAAGCTGAAGCGAATATTTTACCTACTTCTGATTACTGGGCCAAACTGGTTGAGACATATGTTAAGAAGAATAAACCAGATCTTAATCTTACGATTTCCTCCGCTAAATCTTTTTATCACTTTGCTGGCCGTATCGTAAGCAGTTTTGTGTATAATGATAGCGGCTTAATTTGCAATTATAATTGCCTTGGAGCCAATATCTGGGTTCATAATTGGGATGAAGATAACATTAGATGTTTTCATGGCACTGTTATGCTTTCAAAACCCATAACTTACAGCCTGTCTCCTCAATCAGAGGAAGGAATGAGAGCTCTGACAGCTGGTGAGGGCAGATTAGAGAAAGAAAAAAATCAAAAAGACGTGATAAAGCTAACAAATTATAGCAATATAGTCTGTCCATTAGATAGTAATGTTCAGTGGCCAACTATTCATTCACCAGACTCTTGTGGAATGAATTTTGGCAACAAAGAAAAAGCAAAAGCTGCCTTTCTTCATAATATTGATTGGACAAGTGCTATGTTTCCTAAAGCAAAGAAATGTGAAATTTCTGAAAAAATGATTATAGTTACAAAGTGCTTCTGTAACTATGGTCATGAAAACATTCAGCTTGGCAGACAAATCTGCAAAATGACTGCTTTTGAAATACCTGGAGCGAATGACATAGACCCTGAGAGTTGTCATGATGATATGCTTCTTGCAACTGCCAAGTATAAACACACCTTTGTGTTTCAATGTTGCAATCCCATTAGACTTAAAAGAAATGCTAAGGATAAAGATAATCAGACTCACAAACATTGTGATTTTAAATTGTCAATGATTGATGTGAGACAGGCTATGAAAATTAGCAAAGATATATATACTAAGCTGAAGGAAACCATAGATGATGGCTCCCCTACTAAAATAATGTTGCCTGCTTTTGTATTCAATCCTAAAAAGCATTCTTTTAAGCAAGCTATTGTGGCTCAACACGAGGTGGAAAGTGATGATGACGCTTTTTGTTAACGCGCAAATAAAAACAATACAATAAAGAGATAATGAACTAAAATAGAATTTATTCTTGTATTTCTCTTTATTTCCAATTCATTATCTCGAAAATATACAGAGTTGTAATACAGCCAGTTATACAATCTTTCTTGATTACAATGTAATATAGCTATGCCGTAAGAAGATTTCATCTTACTATGCGGCACGCCAGTAACAACATCAATAATAGGATTATTATACATAGGAGAATTTCTAAAATAATAAAATGAAGCTAAAAATAACACACAATACAAACCACATGCAGCAGAACAAGGACACTGAACAGTATCTACAGATCTAACTAATTTAATACATCTACCATTCTGTAACGCTGTTCTTCTAACAATTCTATCATACTGAAACTTGTAAAACTTCCAAAGCTCCTTTTTTGACCAACCAAATGGATCAAAAATGTAAAATTTTCGACCATTAGGGTCGTAAGCAAAAGCTATCCAATGTAAACCTCCAGACATATAATCACCCGTATTTACAATAGCATATGCTAATCTGCGATCATTTAAAAAACCAGGAAAGTGTTTATCATAAACTCCTAAAAAATAAGAACCCAAACCTAAAGAACGTACTAATGTAATCAATTCTGAACTTGAAGTTCCAGCCATTTTATACTGAAGCAGTTCCAGTAGCAAAAGGAGTTCTGAAATAAGCTGCAGATAAGTAATTTTTGTTAGGTTGATTGACCCTAACACAATCAAAAACACTATAAAGTAAGTAAATGTACGTAGGCTCAGGCATTGGATCAACATTAAATGTTATTTGCAAACTATGTGCAGACTCAGTATACAGCAAACTCTGTCCAAGGTCAGTCAATTCACCCATATTCATAAAATTGCTTGAAAAAGGTATTGTCCATAAATACTTATCACATAAAAATTTCCTAACTGTAACAACACTATCAGGACTATTACCTATTAATGGCGCTGGCCAGTTTGCTGGATAAGGATGGCCTTCATTAACTCCAGCAATTGGAGCCGTCCTACTGGGCAAAAATCCTGAATTATTTACTATCAAGTTATAATTTTCATTAAACAAAAATGCCAGACCTGACCGGGGTACTTGAACAGACATAGAATCAAAATTTGACATAAAATCATACTGTCTGTATACTTTATCTGCTGGAAAACTATAACCGTGATACCCCTGGTTATAATTTGCAGACATTTGAATCAAATACCAATCTTTAGTCATATTAGACTGACTAGTAGTGTATCCCTCCGTATCTATCTCTCTTTTTATTTCAAAAAAATTCGGAACTAACATTCTATCATTACCTGGCCATGTTATTGCTGAATCAAACAAAATAGACATAGAGTTAAAAGTGTGAGAAAGATAAAATGTACCATCTAGATAAGGTATTGAGCCAGAATATTTAAAATTAAGATCATAAGTAGACCACACAGCTGGTGTCTCAGCAGTTTTAATTCGGTTAAAACTCCAGCCTCTAAATGCTGTCCAAGCTCTAGAAGGTATTTCAATCTGAACATTAGTTTGATTAGCAGGAACTAAATACAAATTATTCTTTGCACCCATATAATCCATAAAAGTTTGATCATTTTGATCGTTTCTAAGCATTAAAATAAGCTCACTACAAGTAGCGTGATCCATAGGAAAAAAACTCGCATAAAGACTAATACTGCTAAACTGAATGCTTGCTCCATCTTTTCTTAAATCATTTCCCAACGTAGACTGTAGTACTAAGTTTGGATCTTTCCTGAACCACCATTCATAACTATAAGTTCCAGGAAGTAACAATAGATTCTTAATAGCAAAAAATTTCTGAGGTACCTGAATATGAAAACGGACATTTCTACCATTACCCAAAATTTGACTTCTATATTGCAAACCTCTATTTCTATGATGATTAAAAGGATTAACATTATCCATTACATCCAAACTATAACGCCCGCCAATATGTGTAAAGAGATCAGCCATATTCACATTAGGAAGCCTACTATTCATATAACTATAAGTTGTTGGATCAGTTTCACTAGTACCTTGAATAGCTTTTTTATACTTATCAGGTAAATATTCTGCAATGTTAGCATACATCCAACATTTTTGCAAATAAGCTTGAACGTTAATTTCCATAGTAGGAACACTGCCAAAACCCATCACAGCTACAGTATTTGACGTTGTTGTAGCAGTTGTACCATTATTATCCACTAATGTCCCAACCGACATGACAGTATTAGGATAGTTGCCCATGCCTGTGCTTGGATAACAGTAACCTGGAGGACCCTCTTCATAACCAATATTTGTAAGTACTCTAACATTTAAATCATAATCATCTACAGCTTGATTCCACTGACTATAATAATGATTCCTACTCATCAAATCCGCTAACATATATTGATAACTAATTTCTGTATTTCTATCTTGCAATTGTTCTACCAAATTTATATCTCCTGTTTCTGTAGCCAAAGAACCACTATGTGCACCATTATCATAATACATCAAACCTATAAAATTATCTCTAAATCCAATATAATTAATTCTGTTACCCATTCTAGTTGCTATTTTATCAGTAGAGTCATAAGCAACTATTCTAGTATCTGGATATTGTACAGTAACATTATCACAACAAATAGCAGCAGTACATGTAACACTGCCAGATTTACCAGCATCGGCAAATTTTTTATCAGGCGTAACAGATGGAGGTAAAATTGAACCATTAGCATTTTGAATAGGTGTATAAGCTCCATAACAAGTTGCATCTGTTACAGAACTGCCAAGTGTTATAGCTCTGCAACTAGCTCCCTCTGTTGTAGGATCAAAAGAACTTTCTGCTGAACCAGTATTAGGTGAAGGAACTAAATTTGTAAATGAACTTGCTTCAGTATTAGCAGCTGCACAACCATTTCCAGATGTTGAAAAAAATTTAGTAGCTTGAGCAGTCAAATATGTTTTACCACCCACAGTTTTAATATTATTAAATTGAGCTGACCTTGGAGCTAGAGGATTATATGCTGTACCACCATATGGCTTAAATGAAGGTCCCCGATCAATGTTACCCCTAATATCAAAATACGTACTTCCCATATCCAAAACCCGACCATCGCCAACAGCAATAGTAAATCTAGCAGTAAAACTATTTTCTAAATCTTGTGTCAAAGTTGGAACAATTTTAACTTGCAATTTCTGAGATTGTTCTGTCGTCACACCTTTTGTTGGTGCTACAATTGTTTCTCTAAATTTTTTATTAATTGGAAAATACGATTCTGTACTGGAGATGAAATTAACGAGATTTTCTGAAAGATATTCTGAAGCATCTGGTCCAGCTATGTGGAATATATCAAGTTTTGGCGTAGCATTTGATATGTCCATCTAAAAAATTAATAACATTGATTTGTTGAGGTAAATCTAACACCCTGACCCAACATTTTATTCAAGTGAGTTTGCCATTCAGATTCACCAGTTCCCCTAATTCTAGGACGTTTAATAGAAGGTACAAAAGCAACAGTAGGAGGAGGTGCAGGTATAGCAGGAACAGTAGACAAAGCAGGGGTGTCAATAACCACTTCTGCATCGTTAGGATTATCGTCTATTTCCTCAACATAAGGACGTTTTCTAGGTTCAATAGCAGCTGGAGGTGGTGGTGGTAAAGGAATAGCATCACCTGGTGTGACAGGCATAGGCACCTGATCATGAGTTTGCTGATAGTTCAGTAAAATTTGAGCTAACTGATCTGCTGGAATTGTATTTAATACTCTATCTCTTAATTTTTGAAGTTCAGATTCAACTTTAAACCTTCCAATATCGACTAAAGAATTCAATGTTTGACCTGCTAATCCTGCCACATTTCTTACTAAACCACTATCTTGAATACCGGCCTTAATATCACTAAATGTTTTACTATTTGCAAATTTAGTAGCTTTCTGGCCTAAATATCTGCCAGTTGTTCTTAAAGCATTTGAAATGGAAGAACCTAAAGAGCCCCAATTAATCTTTCCTCCACGCAGTTCAGCAGACCCAACAGATACAGTTGAAAATGATGTGTGTCCAAGTCGTGGAGCTAAATTTGAAAACATATCTGTAAGAAAAAACACTACTTAGAATTTCTAGCTGCAATTACAGTTCCAGCAATGGCAGGAGCTGCGCCTATTAAAGAAGAAAGCAAAGGAACTAAAACAGAGACAACAAAACCACCTCTCAATTCATTACTAAACTTTACATTCCGTGTTTCGGTTTTTAGACCTTTTCTGGGTGCTAAATTTTCAAACATTTCTAACCTACTCTACGTCTCTTAGCAGCTACAGCTACAGGAGCAGCAGGTACTGGTACAGCAGAAACTGTAGGAGCAGGTACAGGAACTGCAGGCACAACAGGTGTAACTATTCTATTTCTTAGTACTCTAGTTGGAGCTGGTACTTGAATTGCAATTGTTCTCCGTCTTCTACGTCGTGGGGTTACAGCAGAATTTCCAGTTTGAGCAGTTGGCCTCCTTTTACGTCTCCAATGTTCACGAACCCTAACAGTATAAATATCAGACGGTTGCAAAGCGCCACCTATCAAATAATAATCTCGCATACTTGAATTACCAATACCCCATCCTCTACTGTCCCCTGGAGAATAAACAACAGAATGCATTATTGCAAAGTTTTGCTAGACAAAACCTTCGGATATACTGTAGCAAGTGACTTGGTAACGTAGGGTACAGTTCTTCTCCTATCGTCTTCCACAACCACTCTCTGTACTCCTGGAAGAGTTGAAAATATTGGTATTGTTCCCTGATTAACATTTATGGGCACATTTTCAGCCAATAAAACTTGATTCACATATGGAGCTTGTTTTAAAATTTCATTATCATGAAATCTGTTAAAAATTTGTGTCAAATTAGTCTGCTGTTCAATTAACTGTGTGTAAACAGCAGCACCAGAATACACAGATTTAGAAACAAAAGGAAAAAGTTGCATACCAACAACAGGCAGTTTATCTACTTGCGTTTCTTGCTTAAAAGATACTGGCGGTTTATAAGAATCAGGCAAACACCAATACAGCTGATTGAGACCCCCCGTTATATCACTCATACACATCAAAAACTTTAATTTTGCAGCACCTTCATTGTTATATGACAAAACAAAAGACCTATATGCAGTCACAGGTCTGTTAGAATCACTATCCATAACGTGGTAAGATCTGCCAGATGGATCCTGTAATAATGGTTTAGCTTGACTTGTAGACTTATAGTTAGCAACATCCAACAGTGGTGGAATATTACCATTTGTCAAGTCATCATATTCAATCAAAAAGCCAGCTTTATAAGTCTCACGTTTTCTAATACCTAAAATGTTACCCAATCTAGAAAAAGAAAAATCAATAGCCCAACCAGGAAGAAGTATTATATCAGCATGATAACCCTTAAACAAGTATTTACCAGGAGTAACAAGATTAGTAGTTGGATCTTTACCAATTTCAAAATTGCGAGTATCAAATTTTATTCCTATGTCTTCTTCAAGTACACCCTGTTGCCTGCCATACTGAAGGTATAAAGAAGTAATACCTTCATTTAATAAATCAATAAACTCATTTAAAACATAGTTTCCCTCAGGTATTTTCAATTCTTTCCATTCAAATGTAGGTGGACTCTTAATAGTCTGAATTTTCACTAAACATCTATCTGAATTAAAATGTTTAGTACAATTCATAACAGATGTTACTAAGCTTGTATGTAGTTCTCCTCCCCATCTAGACCTTTCATCTAACTGAATTTGCTGTATACTTGAATCAATAGTTGAAATGTTCTGTGTTTGAATTATATTAGTATAATAATTAGAATGATCTTTCTCTTGATTATATGACTCTATATCAATGGCCTTGTTATCTATATAAAATATTTTGGTTGTATCTTGAACAGGAGGCAAGTTGCTGTAAATTATACTGTTTCTCCCTTCCGTTGGAGCAAAAATTCTAGTGGCAGTGTTCGAAGATTCCATCTAAAATGAACCAGGAATTGGTCAGTATGGTCTAACATTAACATTTCTTGCTTTTCTTCTCATATAATTAGAAATATCTAAACCCTTTCCTTTCAGTCTTTTAAATTGAGCAGACAAGTTGTCAATGTCGATTGTAGCTGGTTTTATTGGTCCGTAAGGCTTACCAAATACCTCAATTTCTGAGTCAGTATCTGTATCAGATTCACTAGGATACTGATATTTAGACCTATAGGCTGTTTTTGAAGGCCTGGACACAGGTTGTGGCATTTTAAATTTAGTCCTGGGCGCTGGAACTGGAACAGTAACATTAGAAACAGGAACCTGAACTATATTAGGATCTGGAATTCTTTTAGGTTGAGGAAATTGTAACAAATCTTGAGGAGTAATTACAGACTTCAAAAAGAAAGCTGGAGGTAGTTTCCATTGAGAATCATAAACTATTCTAGTTAAAAAATCTGGATTTATTTTCAAGATTTTACTAAAAAAATCAAAAAGCCTATTAATAAAATCCACATTGCCCTGGAAAGCAGCAGGATTTACATTTTGAATAACATTATCTAAATCTGACTGTCTTAACTGACGTGTTGTACCAGCAACTTTTGTTCTAAGTAAAGTTTGAAAATAACGAAGTAATGCTTCTTCTTCTTTAGTCAAGTCAGGTACTGATGGTTTATATTCTTGTCTTTGGTTAGTTACCAAATAATTCAATCCTTGCTGCAACTTTAATTGATCATAACTCGGTCCAAGACTAGCTATAACATTACCCAACTCTACTAATGGCTCAGTACTCATTGGAGGAGCAACGGTATTTTTATATAGTTTCAACATATACCATACAAAGCTATCTCTTGTAAAATACTGCTCGATAGCTATGGGAGACAGTAAAAGCAACAAATATCTCGTTTGCGGTTCTAATAAAGCTGACAAAGATGGAATATCATCTTCAGATCGCACAACAGCTCCCCATAAATTTGACAAATTTCTAAAAGATTGATTTAAATTAATTTTTTGTACAGCTGGACCAAAGTTATACTGTAAAAATGTATCCGGACCTGATTTATAAACTTCTATAAATTGATTATAATCAATCACAAACTGTTTCAATAAACCTTTAAAAGAGTCATAATTCTGCTGGCCTTTTGAAACAGTTTTTGGCAGCTGCTGCAAGAAATTCTGTAATACAACAACATTAGACATGTTTCTATTAGCTTTAAGATTAGACATTACAACACTTTTCTGCCCTTGCTGTATATCATTAACAAGACCTTCTAAGTTATTATGATTTCTAATAGAGTTAAACTTTACAAGCCTGTCCAACAACCTGCTATAAACAGCAGAAGCTTCTTCAGGGAAAATAGCCCCTGTATCAACTAATTGTTTAACAATTATAGAAAGCATGGTTGGAGTATCTGTCTTTTTAGGCTGAACAATTGCTTTCTCCAACTCAATCATTTTATTAGCTACGGGCATATTTCTAAATTCCTTTGACAATCTAGGAGCATTTCCAGATAAGATCTCTGCCACATCCTTAGAAGACATTTCTTCCGTTTGATTGTAGAACGTCTCTCAAACTAGAAAAGTATGTACTATGTGAGATTCCAGGCTGATCTGCATAATATTGCACAGCTGGTCGATAATTATCCTTACAAACTCCAATTTGACACATATTTTGTAAAATTTCCTTACATATAGAACTCAAAATACTTCTAGTTTGTACACCTAAAGCTGCAGAAGGTATTACAGAAGCTGCAGAAGAAAAATTTAATGCCATTTCTACTAGACTAGTGTTTATAGCTGCCACTTGTTCATCAACCGTAACACATGACCTACAAATGGCAGCTAATAGGGTAATTAAATCTCTCAACCACTCATGCCTATCATCTGGCAATTCCGGTATGAAACCTTTTAACCTTCCATTCCATTCAACAGCCAAAGCACACAACCTTCTAAGAAAAACAGTATTACTAGGATCACTCATAATGTTCTTTATGATACTTTCAAAATAATACAAACCAAATAATGTTTCAGGTCTCATTAACATGACCTTATAAAAATTATTATCTGCATCTTGAGCAGATACTTCATAAGTTTCAGTATAATCTGCATCTCTTTTTAACTTAGCTGCTTTCATAAAATTCTCTCCTTTTGAAAAACACGGATAGTCTTCTCCAAAGTCTGAACCTTTTAGCTTTTGATCCCCATCTAGCTGAACAGATTTTCCACTATAATATCGAATATCTCTTAAATGTTCATTAACATTGCCATCCCTGAAAAGATTATTTTGAGGCACTTTAGATTCTTCCTTCTCCATTTGCTCAGTAAAAGGTTGTAACGGACTTTCAGGTTCTCCAGAAATAGCCGGTGAAGACATGGGTGTTGCTGCTTCTAGTCTACCTCTATCTGTTTGCATTGCTTTCATAATGGTATTCATCTGAAAGACAAATGTCTTTCTTTCAGATTAACAATTATGCCCGCCTAACTAACCAAGAAGAAGACACCATCAGATTTATGCATTTAACACAATTCACAGATCAAGTCAACATCCCTATGTTTGTAAGAAGTATTCCTGGATTAAGATGGTGCAGTACATTCTTTAACTATCAGATTTTAATGTTAGAAAATTTAGCACCACAAGGCCCTGCCGTTTTAAATCCTCCTTTAAACGGATTGCCGCCTCCTCATTTGCTGATTGGCTACGCTTATCTATTCAATGTGAACAATAACTACCGTTTTGAAAGCAGAACATATACAAAATTAAACTATGAAGCTGATCAATCTACTACAAGAAGACCTAGAAATTTTTGGTCTATTCTAAGTGATTGTTCATATACAATTAACACAAGTAATGTGCGCACCATTCCAGAAAACTACGAAGATAACTTAAACCAGTTTCAAGAAGAAATTCTTATTAATAGAATTAGAGCTGACATTGAATCTAGAAGTAACATGCAAGGAACAGGTGTTACATTACAACCAGAAGCTTACGAAAATATAAATATCCAAAATGAAATAAATAAAATGTACGTAACAAATTTAAGAGATTTTATTAACTCCAAAAGTTTTGCTTTCAATCAAAGGTATCAATATGAAACTGAAAAAGATATTAACACATTAAAGTGCATTAACTACACTTTAGAACTACTTGCAAAATTTATTTATAATTGGCAATTTAAAGATGAAAAAATATACGTACCGTTGAAGGATAATTGGCTTCAAATCCTCAAAACAGAATACGACAAATGGCAGCCTGAAATGGATATAAACTACGCTGTATCATATATCACAGCATTAAATTCAATGATATTTCCTTTCAAAGAGTGGAAAACAAATCTAAAAGGTGGTGCAAGATTAAGAAGTGGCACTAGAACAGACTTACCATTTTTAAGACAGAGAGAAAATCAAAGAGCCATAACTGAACAAATGAGAAGAAATAGAGGACAGATAGTTTCGAGGTTTATAGACAGCTTACCTTTAATCAGAAGAATAAGAAGACCCCCACCAAGTCCTGTGGAAGAGGAAGATGCAGGAGAAGGTCCAAGTGCCGGACCTGAAGAAGAAGAAATGGAAGAAGAATTAGGCAATGAAATCCTTCGAATTTTTCAAAATATCCTTAATGAACTAAGAGCAGAATTAACAGAACCTGCAAGAGAACATGAAATTTTTTCTTTCGGTCAGTTATTTTACAATCTTTTACAGAGAGCAAATGAACAAGGAAGGGTAACTAGAGAGTTTATAAGAAGATTCATATTTTACTTTTTCATAGCTGAACACATCAGTAGTACACTATTTTATTATCATGCTCTATTAAACTTAAACGTTATTTTCAGAAGATATGTAAATATGCAATATGTCCAAGTCATAATGACTGGACGAGATCATGAAGGAAATGTTAACCTTCACAGAGTTTGGACTAACACAAACATTTCTCCATTTTTAAGAATATTTAGAACAATCATCAATGACCTTCTAATAATATGTGACAGAAGGCCAGATAGTATTGAAACTCAAGCAGAACAAGAAGACCTACTTACATCCCTATCACACAGACCAGAATCTGGAGATCCAAACGACCTTCTAAACCAAGCTAGACTTAATGAAGATTTAATCAACACAGTAACTCTTTCCTTTAAAATCAAGCCTATTGGTCTTGTAACAATTGCTACAAACAGACAAATAATTAACAATGCTTCGGCTGTAAGAACACAAGAAATGAGAAGATTAAGACAACCAAGATGAGCAAATACATTTATACCACTCAAAACGAAATTCCATACAGGTTGCAAATATGTAAAAAAGACATAAAAGCCACTATAATAGAAATAGCTTGGACATATAATTTATTTAATTGTAAAAAACTTGCAAAAAAAGTAAAAGATGCACAATCATATATCCTCATTTGTAGTAAATACAAGCCCACAAACAGCGATATTGAAAATGTAAAAAACTTACCGGTCAAATCAATAACTATCTGGAAAAAATTAACTGGATGTGTTATGATCCAAAATGAATTCAAAACATCGCATGAATATATTGAATTAGACTTCATATATGATAAGTCAAAATTATGCTGGATAAAATCATGGACTCAACAACAAAAATGCAGCTCATGTGGTAGAATCTACTCCGCAATTCATACCTGCAATGACTTAAGATCTACTTACTACTACAACAGCGTAGACAATGACACAAGAAAATTCTGGGAAACTATACCATTTCAACCTATAGGAGAAAATGAAAACACAAAAAAACTCTTCCTTATCTACGATATAGAAACATTTACACTAGCTGAAACATCTGGAGTTTTATTAAATCCTCTTCTACTATGCTTTTCAATTTTCGGAGATGATTGTCTTATCAATATCTGTAAAACAGAAATAGCCAAAATAAAATCTATTCAAACAAAAAATTCTACGTACTTCTGGTTTTCTAAAGTTAAAAACTTCATTAGTACGGAGTTCAGAAAATTAAGAAATAACATCCTATTTGCACTCACAGATTACTTCACAAAATTAATTTTAACACCAGAAAACCGAGAAATTCTCGAAGATTTCGCTCAAACACAAAATTTAGAATCAATTACAAATATCAATTTAAGTGAACATACTAACCTCATAATGAGTCTGAAAGTTAAACCAATTTTCATAGAATTTTACATCATCGGACACAACATTCAGTCATTCGATGAAATTCTATTAGCAACACAAATCCTTCAAGACGAAAACCTAGACATCACTCCCCTTTTCACAGTTGAAAGAAATTTTATGCCAAGACAAGGCAGAATACTTTTTAACGATATTACAATTAAATTCCCCAACCCAGACTACTATGTAGCTAAAGAAGAAAAAAAAAATAATAAAAGTGAAATACTTTCACAGATTAAAGAAGGAATTCCACATCCAGAAAGTATAAAAAATTTATATATCAAGTCTATGGTCAGAGATACTTTCCAAATAACACACACTTCTCTAAAAGAAGCGGCCAAAGCATACAACTTAAAAATTCACAAAGGTTGTTGTCCGTTCAAAGCTATAAATGAGTACATGTCAACCAATTCATTATCTACAGACTCAGACTCGTTTCCATCAGAAAAATATTGGTCTAGCAAAGAAGAATATAACGAACAAAAAGAAATTTGGTTAGAAAAAAAGGAAGTCAAATATGACATTGTTAAAGAATTAATCGACTATTGTATTAAAGACGTTAAAATAACGGAAGAACTAACAAAAACCCTCCTAAATACTTTCGATACATTCATCAAAGAGGAACTAAACCTAAAATGCAATTTTAATATTTTTAAAAGACCGACTATTTCATCTAATTCTCACGCCATTTTTAGACAGTTACACTTCAAACAAAATGGAACAAAAGCCTCCACCCTGCCAGACATAGTAGCACCATCTGATGAAATGTACAGTTTCATCCGTCAGTCCGTTAGAGGTGGACGTTGTTACCCAACACACTTAGGAATATTCAAAGAAAAAATTTTTGTTTACGATATTTGCGGCATGTATGCTAGTGCTCTAACTCATCCAATGCCATACGGATTTCCAATAGGAGAGAAAGAAAGAAACAATGAAATTACAAAGTTAAACGAAAAATTAAAAAAAACTAAAACAAAACTATCATATTTTACTGATATAAAGCCAATGGTAGTAATGATTGACGCCATCCCGCCACCTCCAGAACATCTTGATCCTCTACCGCCATTATGTTCAAGACAAAGCGGCAAATTATGTTGGACGAACGAAATACTGAAAAATGAAATTGTTACCTCAATTGATATTATCACACTCCATAATAGAGGATGGAAAGTAAACATTATTCCCCACAAGCTAAACACAGTATTCCCAACGTGGAACACTTGCTGCTTAGAATATGTTACTAAAAATATTCTAGCAAAAGAAAAAGCCACCGTTGAAAAAAATCCTGTTAAAAGAGCAATCAGCAAACTCCTAAGTAATGCACTATACGGTAGTTTTGCTACAAGAGAAAGCAATGACATTACAATTTTCGAAAACCACATTCAAGAAAATCCTAAAATAAGAAATCAATTATTGAACAAACAACTAACCATTGACAGCATTACTACTCTACCAACTTACAACCTTCCATATGTTAGTATAGAAAATTTAACATTTACCTTAAAAAACCGAACTGACAGTGCAGAGAGAAATTTAGAACTGGATGATGAGCTTACCAGTCCGTTTAACAGTTTAGAATTTATGGATGAAAGCCCAGCCTCACAAACTTCAACTTCGACTGCTCACGTGGGAACCTACAAACCATTCAACATCTTAGACGTCACATCAGAAAACCTCACTATTTACATGTTAAAATCAACGAATTTACATCCGACAAACAAAAGATATCCAACTCAACTAGCAAGCTTCGTATTAGCGTGGACAAGAGCCTTTATGAGCGAGTGGCGCGAAATCCTATACAGTGATGAAGATAGTATACCAGTTCAATTCAAAACCATTAAATCAATCTACGGTGACACAGACAGTCTATTTCTCACAGAAAAAGGACATCAAAATATGTTAAAATATGGACAACATAGAATTAAAAACAAAAATTCACAACTAACATTTGATCCTAAAAAACCTTCAATTGTTTGGGCAGTAGAATGTGAAACTTGGTGTAATTTGTGTAATTCACCTGCATATTCTTCAAAAAGTATTTTTCTCGCTCCAAAGCTGTACGCCCTTAAAGAAATCACGTGTACCACCTGCAAAAATTCAAAAACAGGAAAATTACGAGCAAAGGGTCACTGTACCGCAGACATAACTTTTGAAATCCTGGAAGAATGCTTCAACTACCACACTTCAGAATTAAAATCTGGTGAGATCTTCCAAACAGAAAGAACTGCTTTGAAAAGAACGTTATGTAAGTCTTACGGAAAATTCTCCCCCTTTTCTGTTCATGAAATACAATTAATACGCGAACTACGGCCGTGGAATGATCCAACCCTTTACTTTCTAAAGACAAACACTTTAATTCCTTATGATCTCTACCACCCAAACCCCAGAATAACAAATCCTATCTTACTACAGGAATTCGAAGATGAATAATGAAGTTGAAGAATTCTACGATGTAGTTGGACAATGGAAAACTGCTGTAGACAGTATTAACTCAAGCATACTACCAGGATGTGATTTGCCGCCATTTAAAGAATTTGAAAGCTATAACTCTAATATAGACTTGAGAAGCAATATGAGGAAATACAACGAAATTAACAACATTAACAAGATGTATCTAACTAAAAACTCTGAACTGCCTTCTATCAATATGAACTCTGATCCACTTATTAGTTTAGTAATCGGACCTACAGGTTGCGGGAAAAGCCAATTAATTAGAAATTTACTGGGATTCAAAAAAATACAACCAATGCCAGAAACGATCATCTTCATAACTCCTACAAAAGGAACTATTTCATATGACGAAGTAATATTATGGAAAACTCAACTACAAGAAGGAAATTATTCTGCTCAAGATAATACCCTTTACCCAACCACAAAGGTATTCACCATTAATTTTCTAGAATGTGCTTTTGATGATGTCATTACCCCAGAGAATCTAGATGTAAACAACGAAAATTCTATCTTTAATATTCATACCAAAAAAGGGCCAGTATGCGTAATTCTAGATGAATGTATGCAGAAATTAATACAGAAACCAAATATAAGCCCATTATATTGTAGTTTACCATCAAAGCTATCTAGTAGATATGGTCATGCATTCTATATGTTCGTTGTTTTACATAATGTAAATCCGTTATCAGGAAACGGTAATAATATTATGGACTTGAAGACTCAAGCCAAATTACACATTTTAAGCACAAAAAACCAACCACTACAATTATCTAATTTTGTACATAATCGATCAGGAGGAATGGACTCTAACGTACGAACGATACTATTAAACAGTATTGTATCTGAAAAAAATCCGAAATATTCTTTTGTAATGTTTAATACTTGTCCAACAAGGGAATCATTTCAATGGTCAGCAATACTCGAGGGAGGGAAAAGTATTATACCTTTATGTTTAGATATGCAAAGTTTACTTCTAGACTCTGTAAATAAAATCTGTAACATTCACTTATGTAAATTAAAAAATAAGAAAAGGTACTTGAAAGAAAAACAAAAACGCATGTATGATGAAATTTAATAAAATTTTTATTCAAACTTTTCACATATCTGAAGCTTTCCTTTTTCGCAAAAGTCTCGGCACAGCAACCACAGTTGGATTTTCTCCAGAAGTATTAACAGGAACCACAGTATTAGATTGACGACTAGAAACAGCTCTGTCGTACGTCCAGTAGTCAGGAATTCTAGTGACAGTAACAGGCTTATCAGTACCATCCCAGCCAACAGGAACCACTGTGCCAGGATAGTAACGCACATATTGAAGGTGAGAAGGTTTAGATCTTTTAGTTCTTGTAGTTCTTGTTGTTGACCTCTTCCTTCTCTTTTCACAAACTTCTTTACAACGCTCACAATATGCACTGCCAGCACCAACTAAGTAGAAGAAAGGCATTCTGAAAGAAATTAACAAAATAGTCCAATTCTACTCTCAGGAAAGTATAATGAAGTACAAGCAGCTAGTGACGGAGTTAACTTAGACGTATCTAAACATGAAAAAAATAATTCGCCATACAAAAATTCATATTTAAATAAAAAAGGATACAATTGACCATTGGAAGTTTGTCCAAAAGCAACAATATTACCATCATTAAAAATTGGCCAGCCAATTCTAATTGCAAACATAACTTGTTGAGAAGTAGAAAAAGTGCCACCTGTTCTAGGTTCCAGAAATCCCCCAATCCAGTAAGATCTCCCATCATACCTAAACTTGAGCGGGCTAGTTGATGGAAGTTTCGCAGAACCTTCGATAGTAACAGGAAAACCCAAATTAACATTATATCCAGGCAAAGTAGATACACATGAAAAATACCTACTAATATCATAAAGTGACAAAGCGCTACCCTGATTAACTGAAACATCAGAAAAAACAAATAATTTACCAAAAGACGTAGATTGCACAATATTACCCCGAGTCAAAACAGAATTAGCAACAATTCCAACAGGCCTCCACTGAGCATGTGGATACAAAAACATTTGAAGACCCAACGCCTTGTCATTATCATCACGATAATACATTGCAGTATTTAATAACACATTCACATTATCAACTGTGTGTACGTTAACTAAAGAACATGAAACGCCAAGCCAAACTTTTAAAGTGCTATCCCCAGGAAGCGTTTCCCAGGTTGTGCCCATATCAGAAGAAATAAAAAATCGTAAAGTATTATCTATAGGACTTGTAGGAGAATAAGTAATAGGCCTTCTTCCTAATCTAACTAAATCTCCATCAATTTCAGACACTTGACAGTCCACACAGTCATTGATGATAGTATTAGTATAAGAAGGTCTTGTCCAGTCAACTCCATTAGTTGAATAAATAATAGTGCTATATTGTGGAAATCCATCCTTCCACGAAACACAAGGAACAACCAGTGTTCCATTTGACATTACTAAGCCATTGCCGCCACATTGAAAAAAATAATCTTCATTTGACGTCTTCAAGCTCTTGAGAGACTTAATATCACTCCAAGTGATCCCGCCATCCTCAGACGTGACGTGCACAAAGTCATATTCAGGGTCCACAACGGACTTATAATTTGCACTTTCAAAGTACACGGCAAACAAGTGCACAACTCCCGAAGGAGCCTCCAAAATACATCCATCCATGAACATTCCATTCTCGACATCCGGCTTAGACTGTAACACGAACGACTTCCTTGGCCAGGTAAGTCCTCCATCGTCACTGATGGCAACTGCAATGTCAATCCTGTGGTCTGCGGTAAGAGACTCATATCTGACATCTCCACCAGCAAGCAATCTACCACTTTGCAATTCAATAACAAAAGGATTTTTGAAAAATGCTGACGAAAAATCTCCAGGCGAAAAAACAGCAGTTTGTCCAACAGACCTCAAAGCATGAGAATCAAATTCCAACTCTCTATCTATTTCATCAAAATGGAAGAGGGTAACGCACAGCCCTTGGACCAGCCGGAGAATATTCTCCAGCCCGTATCCCATACTTTATATAGCCACATTCTATCCCTTCCCATTTTCGCTTCACTGGCCACTTAGGGCTATCAGGAGTAACAGAAAAGGGAAACTCCATGGTCTTACCCCGCACGGACGACAAGGTCAGTTGTGATGACTCGAAAATTACAACACCGTTTACGGGAAATGAAAGCGCTTTAAGCGCCAATCCGAAACACATGACCAAGATCGACACAGAATTTAACCGCCCACAATTCAAACAGAAAACGAACAAATCAACTTTTTAAAAGCAATTAGACAATTTAAACGTAAAATAACCAGAAAACAAAAAATGAAACATGTAGAAAACAAAAAGAAAAGTACAGTAAAAAGAAAATCACTTTTCAAGCCGAAATCCCCTCCCAAGCATGCGGTATATATATTGATTG